TACACCGAACAAACTGGCGTGCTAATCGGCGTCACCAACGCCTACAACGTCACGCTCAAGAAAAACGTGCACGCATGGGGGCATTTCGACTGCAACGAAGCGATGCCCGTGCACGTTGGGCCATGGGACAAAACGAAAGAGGAAGCTCTTTCGGATCACGAGCGCTACATCAAAGCCGCATGGCTGCCATTGGAGACAAGCAAATGATTACCTTGAACATCGACGGCACCGCGTTCACCCTGCGCCCTGAAAACGCGGAGAATGCGCGCGCCTTATGTGCCAGCATCAAAACGAAGGGTAAGGGGCGCAAGTTCAAGCCCGACGCGCCAGGCCTCAAGATGGCGCGGCAGTACCCGACACACGCAGACTCAACGGCGCAGTATGTGCGTCAGTATGAAATGCTCAACGAAAAGATCATGCCGTCATGCGTTGCGCGGTTTGCGCCGCTCAACGAACGGCCAACAACACACTACGACCCGACGCAGCCAATCTGCGCGGAAGAGACGTGACGCTGGTGCTAGCGGCGCTCATCGCCGCTATACTAGCCACGCTATTACGTCTTTAATGACCCGCTTCGGCGGGTCTTTTTTCGACCATAACGCGAAGGTCAGACTTCGACACTCCGGCCAACTCTGGCGCGCGGAAAATGTGCTTCTTCGTGCTGTGGTCACGCGAGTGCAGTCGGCCCATGTCGACCCACCCGGCCTCTTTGAGCGCGTGAAACAGCGCGGCCTGGGGTGGCGTCTTGACATGGGCGGGGAACTGCACCCGGTCGAGGATAGCGTGGAAAGGGCCGCAGATGACCCCCTCGCGGAAGTCACCCACGCGGTTTCGGATCGCCGACACGAGCGCGGCCTCTGCGGGCGACATGGCAGCATCAATCAAGATCAGCTTGGCTTCGGTCATGGGTGGCGGCGCAGTCGGGCACCAGGCCGACACATCGTAAGTCATCAGGTAATGGGCCACGGCCCCGAAGCCGTTCTGGTGTGTGTACCAGTTCCAGAGCGCGCCAGCGTCGGCTTCGGGCAGTCGGTCGGCCTCGCACCAGATCACGAACCATCGCCTATCTTCAGAGGGCAACGAAATGGCTCCGCGCTCGTTCGTAAAGGCAACAACAAAAATTCTGTTGAGCGCCATGTATGGGTGTAAGCCCTTACGATTCACGGGCAGCAACTCAGGGGGCGCGGCAATAATCGGCTTGAGGGTGTTTTCTATCGCGCGACGGTCTTTGGCGTCAGACTGTCTAAGCTCGGCGATCTCCATCACCTCACATTCGAGAGCGTATCCCCATTGGCTGGTCAGTTCTTCATTCTTGACCATGGTGCAGTTGGACTTCGTGTCGCCACCGATAGCCCAAAAGAAGGGGGCCATCAGCGTATCCTTGCCGCTGCCGTGATTGCCGCCTAGCAGGATGGCGTGATTGATCTTGATTGATGGAAACTGGACCTTATGGGCCAGCGCAGACAAGAAGTGCGCGCGCTCCATAGCGTCGGGGATCATCCGCGCGACATGACGCAGCCAAGGGCCAGCGTCACCAGGTATCGGCTCGGGGCGATGGTCGCGCCAGCGATTACCGTACACCAAGCCCTCGCGCGTGACCAAGGTGGAGCCGCCAGCGGCATAGGTGACGCCTGACAAGCAATGCGCGCCGTTAGCTTGGCGGTTCTCGTCAAAGCAGATCGACGCCTCGACACGCCGGGGCTTGTTGCCGTGGATCGACGTACAGTTAACGTGGCGATAAATGGCGTTGAAAGTCGAGCGGGACACTAGCCGCCGGTCGTCAAGGTCGAAGAATGATTCATCGTCTTGGACGTAGGCCCACTTACCCCACCAGTCGGCCTTGTCGATCCGGCCTAGCTCGCGCTGTTCGACCGCCTTGATCGTCGCAGCGGCGGCGTCGGGGAACGCTGGCGTCGGGTTCAGCTTCTCAGCAACGCCCTGCATGATGCTGGCGATCAGTTCTGACCGGAACCCGTGCGCGTGCCGGGGGCCACCCTCGGCGGCGACCCAGGCCAAGAACGCCTCTGACCCCCAGTCCTGACAATGCCCGTGAAAACAAGCAAACGCGCGTGAGGTGGGCAGATAACGCGCGCCGATCTGGCCGTCCGAGTGCTCGGCGCTGTTCGGGCACTTGACGCCCCACCAGCCCGAGGAATTGCCGTGCTCCAACACCTCGCCGCGCCCGGCCAGCCACTCGACAACATCGTCGGGCGCGGCGTCAACAGCAATCGTCTGCACGCTGCCATTGCCGTGGTCGGCGGGCGTTACTTGGAGCGCCTCGCAGATTTCGTCAAGCGTGTATTCGCGCTCGGGGTGGAACTCGGCCAGCCGGGACGCAAAGCCATTTTTGTGATTGACTGACCCCGGCAGTCGGAAGTTTCTAACCGGGTTGATCGCGCCGGGGTCGGTGTAGCCAGCGGCAGCAATAGCGAGGATCGCAGCGGCGAACTCATGTTTAGTGGGCTGTTCAGAGAAGGTGTAGCCCCACTGGTAGTTACCCTCGCTGGTCTCCATAATCCAAGTCGGCGGCAGTTCGGGCGCGCGGCTCTTCGTGCCGATGTCGTCCAGCACCATAACCAGAACGTGTTCGATGTTCGCGCTGCTGGCCGACACATGGCCGTCGCGGAAGCGGTCAACGATGAAAGAGCCGGTGTTGCCATACCACGCGCCGCCTGGCGTGTACTTGCGAGGCAGGAAAGCCGGGTAGGTGAACGCCTCACCCTTGGGCTTTTGCTTGACGATCAGGAAAGTTTCGCCTTCGCCAGCGAGTGAACTCAGGTAGTCGATCATTTAACAGCCTCGGGATTATGCGTGTGAATTTTTGACGCGGCAACGGCGTACGCTTTCGCCGCATCGCAAATGTTGTCAAAACTACCTAAATACTTTTTTCTGTAGTTAACATTAATGTACGCGTCCCATTTGTTTCGGCGTTTATCTCTTGAAACACCCCTGTAGCCGCTAGAATTTGCGGCGGACAATTTTGAATTCTGAATGTTTTGGCTAACAGTAACTTGGCGCAAATTTTCTATGCGGTTGTCAAGCGACTCATGATTAATATGGTCAATGTGCAAAATAGGCTCGACACCGTAAACATAAAGCCATGCAAGCCGATGTGCAAAATAGTGTTTGTGTGAAATAGTAATCCGTAAATAACGATGGCCTTTATTAGACCCGGCTAATTTGCCTGTACTGCGCCACGTAAACACGCCCGTCAAGGGACAGTAATGCAACAGCTCTTTTAGCCTATCTTGATTCATTGATTTCTCTCCGCGACACTCCCAAAAAGAAAACAGCGGCAGGCGGGGAGTACGCTTTTCGTCTGGCTCATGACTTCCAGACTAGCCGTGTTTGTGCTCAACTGTACCGGGTAGACACCGCGCCCGCAACCGCTAACGGCAAACCTTTTGCCCACTCTGGCGCTTCACACATGATCTCTTGCACGCGCTGCGCCACGCGGTCTTGTTCAGCTTCGTCGCACTCTATGAGCGCCTCGTCGTGTACGTGCCCAATAGTCTCAAGGCCTTCACCGTCCATCCTTCGCAACGAATGGCGCAAGATGTCATGCGCTACTGCTTGAGTACAGTTTTCAACCGCAATCCCGTACCAAAGTTTTGCGCGCGGCCATTCTTTCGCGTCCTGCGCTGGCTTCCACGCGGATTTTGCGTATGAAATTTCCCCGTCTTCTTCAAAACGCGCAAATGGGTAGCACAAGACGCGGCCTGACGGAAGCGCGTACCACAAGTGATGTCGGTCGTACATGTACGTCACACGGTTCGCCGTAAACGTATGCCCTGGATGCCGCATAGCTCGACGGTAGGCTTCTTCCGCCCGCTGCCACATGCTCTGCGCCCAAGGATTCGCGCGTCGCCAAAGATTTACGATGCGCTTCGCCTCAGAATCTGAGAACTTGAGCCCGTAACCTTTAGCCATTGCAGCCAGAGCGCCTACTGATCCCCCAAAACCGCACGCGAGAATCGCCACTTTGGCTTGCTGGCGTTGGTCGGGGGATACTTCAGTTACGTTGAACATGGCACGCGCAGTAGCAACGTACATGTCCTCACCGCGCCGAAATACGTCAAGCGTATCCTCACCGTGTTCACTCAACCACGGTAAGACGCGCGCTTCAATGGCGCTCCAATCGTAGTTGACCAGTACCCGCCCCGGCGACGCTATGATGGCAGGCCGCAGCATACCCTTCAGCACGTCGGTTACGCGCTTGCCAAAAACAGGAACGATCTGACCGTTCTTGCATATAACATCGCGGACAGCTTCAGGGTCTTTTGCTGTTTTGCGAGACAGATTGTGTAATTGAATTCCATACGACGCCGCGCGCCCCGTAGCCGAACCCCCAGCAAAAACAAATGCACCTCTAACGCGGCAATCCTCAACGTCGGCAATTTGTGCGAACCTCGCAAATTTTGCTACTGAAGACGAAAAAAGATCATCTGCTGATTGGATGACCTCGCGCACATCCGAGTCAAGATCGGTGTTGAGCAAGTTGGCGCGCACGGTCTTGTCGATGGACTTCTTACCCTCGACCATCATCAGTTTCTGGCCTTCTTCGTCCAGACGCTCGAAGACCCACTCCCTCATTTTCGGTGAGCGCACAGTCGGCACAGCGCCGCCCGTCACCTCGACGACGATCTCCTGTATGTCCTTGACCTCCTGCGCGGCGTACCGCACAGCACCGCGCGCCAGCGGTACATCGACCAGTACGCCACGATCGTTGATGCGTTCGTTGACATGGTAGTCGAGCAGTTCGTCGGCGGTCAACTGGCGCAGCCCGGTGCTTATGGCGCGCATCGCCCGAACGTCCTGCTCGCAATAGGCATACAGTTCCGGCAGGAGCGCGGTGTTGAACGGCGGGATGCAGCATTGCCGAACCAGATGCGCGCCCCGGTGATCCTTCCGCATCGACGCGCCGTAAAATCTTCCCACATCTTCCAGCGAACCAGGCGCGCAATTCGACCTAGCCTGCGTGGCGGTGCAGTAGAACTGTTCTAGTTTGAATTCGATCTGTAGGACGTACCAGAAGATCAGCCGCTCAAAGGCCGCGTTGTGCGCCCTGATCTGGCCGGTGAAGTTGGTGACCTGTACAGGAAACGGACGTTCAGGTGTCCATGTCTGTACAGGTTCATCGTCGAAAGCGTAGGACATACACAGCACCTCTGTGCTGGCGTCCTGCGCGTAGTTGTAAACGCCTGCGATTTTTAGGTCGCAGGCGCTACGGGTTTCAAAGTCAACCCAAAGGATCATAGAGAGCAAACCCGGCAAGTTGGGGCGTTACCGTCGCCGCGAATCTTGCGCCCGCTTTCAAACTCAACAGCCAGTTCTTTGAGCGAAGCAGGCCAGTTGTCGCGCTGCGGGGATCGAAACGTGTGGCCGAGTTTCTCTTCGACCGCCACACCGCGCGCGTACTCTTCTGGGTAGTCGCGCCAGAGGTCGCGCCACTCACCCAGCCGCTGATACGGACACACGGCGCAATCGGTGCGCTTTGGGATGGTGACATCGCGCGAGGCCAGATACTTCCAAACATCAGCCTCGTTCCACCCCCACTCTCGCATGGGAAACCTGATCTTCATGTCTTCGCCGTAGATACCGCGCCGCGCCTCTTCGTCAGCGCGCAGCCCCACATACAGTACCGACCCGTCAGGAAGCGATTCGAAGTACTTGATCGTCGGCTCGATCTTCAAGATGCGCGTACACCATCTGGCGCGAAAGTTGGGCAGCATCTGCATCTGGTCGATCAACCCGTACAGGTCAGTCGTGTGGCCTACCTTCTTGATTGGCAGGCCCAGCAGGCGCTCCAGTTTCTCCCAATGCGCGACCATCTCTGGAAGTTCATTGCCGGTGGCGTTGCAGATCAGTTCGTACTCGCGCGGCTCGACTTCCATCAAACGCAACGCAAGTGCGGTGGAATCTTTGCCACCGCTCAGTCCAATAACGTGCTTCATAGGAAGAAGGGGCCGAAGCCCCCACCCTTTACTCAGCGATGGCCCGACGACGACGGGCAGGCGCTTCCGGTTCAGCCTTAACTTCGCCCTCCATGCCAATCCACTTCTTCACATCGAACAGAGGCGTGTAGATGCGACCGTAGGACTTGTGAACGTAGTGTTCCTTGCCCAGCGACACAACAGGCACAGGTGACTCGGGGTTCGTGTCCACGCGCTCGGCGATCTTCACGCCCATCGCCTGCACGGCGCGCTTGCCGCCAACCGAAGTCACGGTATAGCGCACTTCCAGACCCTCATCTTCTCCGGACAGGCACTTCATGCTCAGCCCGACCTGTTCCTCCCACCCACGCTTTGCGCCGGGAGGCGCGGCTTCGAGTTCTGGCAGCGGCGACGTGATGCTGACCATCTTCTCGCCGAGAACCTCGCCTTCACCCCAAGCGATGAACCCGTGGACGAAAGAGAACGGATTCACCGCCCACAGGGAACCGGCATCGACCTCGGTCTGGTCTGCGCCGAACACCCAATGACCCGTCTTATCCATTTTCAAGATGGCGACGCCCGTTGCGGCGGCAGGGGCCAACGTGCGGAGAGCGGTGGCAATGGTGGCGATAGAACCGTTTTGGACTACTGGAAACATGATTGTTTATCCTTGAAGTTTAGTGAGGGCCGACTTCAGTTGCGACCCGAGTTGCATGACTTGCGGCCGTGGATCATCCACGTCTGCAAGCGTAACGCCCGAACTGACGGCGGCGGTCGAGCCTTCCGGCAGCGCAAGTTTCAGTTTCTTCAACTTCTTCTCGACGACTGCTGGACTGCACATTTTCACCTCGACCAGTTCAGACTCTGGAAGGTGCGCGAGAAGCAGCGCCTTGGCTGCGTCCTCGTTCACCCATGATCGTGTGGCCCTTTTAGCGACCAACTTGTAGCCAGGCACTTCGACGCCTGACTCCAGCATTTGAAACGCCAGCGCGCGGAGGTCGGTGATCCACCCTTCGAGCGCGTCAGCGGTCTTCAAGTATTCACCAATCTGAGCGGCGGGTAAAGCAGCAATCTGCGCTGCCCGAACCCGATCCACCTCGCCGGTCATCACGGGGCAGACAGGTTTGGCCGCACACCACTTGCACCACTTGCCAGCCGCCAGCAGGGCGTTGTCGGACTTCGCTTCCTTAACGGCGCTGACCAACTGCTCCTCAAAACGGTCAAGCCGTTCCGGCGTGGTTTCCCAAATCTTGATGCCTGGTGGCTGTACGATGGCAACAAGCACCTTCGTAGCACCCTTGAAGACCCATTTCGTCAGATCAGTACGCCGCGCCGCGCAAGCGTAGAACAGCCCTTGATAGTTCTCCTCGGCCTCGACCATGACGCCGCTGCCAAACTTCCAGTCCAGCACGATGGCCGTATCGCCCAGCCGACCCAACAGGTCGGCGCTGCCGAACACCCCCGGCAGCAGATCGCCGAAGCCGACGCGCTGCTCGACCTCGTAGTCCATCTGGTTGTCGGGGTCGATGCTGTTGAGCAAGCGCATGGCGGGCAGCAGCTTCTCCTCAACCAATTCCTCGGTCAAGGTCTGGCCGTTGTAGGTGCGTCCGATCATGTCGCGCGCACTCTTGACATTCAAGTTCAGCAGATCAGCGATGCAGTCGTGCAGCAGGGTGCCTTCGTCGGCGTAGCTGCTGGACTCTTTCGGTGGCATGGTTGCCACCAGTTTGACCGAACCGGGGCAGTTGATGACGCGCTCGGCGGTGCTACCGCCAACGATATTAGAGTGCTTCATCAGTCTTTTCCTCGAAGGTGAAGGTGGCGTTCGGAGCGTAGGTGTACGTCTCCATCATGACCGTGTTGAACTCAGCCTGCGGGAACTGGCGCTGCGCCCAAGTGAGCAAAATGTCGTTGATTTCTTCGGGAGTGATGGTGAGTTTCATTGTTTGCCTTTAGTGGTTACGGGTGACTGACCCGCCACGCTATGTTAGCATCGCCGCATCCCAAGTCAACAACTTTTTTATGCTTGAACGTGACATAGAGCGATACCTAGTGAAACGTGTTGAGGCGTGTGGAGGCAAGGCGTACAAGTTCGTTAGCCCCGGCAGGGCCGGTGTAGCCGACAGAATTGTGTGTCTTCCCAACGGCGAGACATGGTTCGTCGAGATCAAAACAACAGGCGGTCGGCTGTCTGCCTTGCAAAAAGTTTTTGCCGAAGATATGATGCGCCTCAACCAGCGATACATTGTTGTCTGGAACAAGGAGCAAGTTGATGAGTTTACGGCCCTACCAAAACCTTGCGGCTGACTTCCTGTACGGGCGCGACCGCGCCATGATCCTCGCGCCCGTGGGCGCGGGCAAGACCGCCATCACGCTGGCCGCGATGCGCGACATGGCCCGCAAGTTCTTGGTCGTCGCCCCGAAACGGGTGGCCGTGTCGGTCTGGCCGACCGAAACAAAGAAGTGGGCACCGAACCTGTCGGTGGCTGTGTGCGTCGGCACGCCAGCGCAGCGGCTGAAGGCGCTGATGGAAGACGCTGACATCACGGTCACCAACTACGACAACTTGCAATGGCTGTCGAACAATATGCGCCCGTTTGACGGGATCGTGTTTGACGAACTCACGCGGCTGAAGAACCCCTCCGGCGCGCGGTTCAAGGCGCTGCTGAAAGTCATCGACCCGATCCAGATCAGGTGGGGCTTGACCGGATCGTTCACCTCGAACGGTCTGGAAGACGTATTCGGCCAATGCAAGATCATCGATCAATCCCTGCTGGGCCGCAGCAAGGGTGCGTTCCAGCAGCAGTACTTTGTCCTGATCAACAAGGAATTCGGCCAATGGGAGCCGCGCGTCGGGTCGCTCAAGTTGGTCATGGAGCGCATCAAACGCGCCACGTTCGTATTGGAGCCTGGCGAGTACGCCGACAAGTTGCCGCCGCTGCACACCGTGGACGTTGACTGCGAGATGGATATGCTGGATTACAAAGAGATGAAGAAGGAGATGGTGCTGCGCTACGGTGACGACCGCGCCATCGCTGCCAACGCCGCTGTGGTCACGGCCAAGTTACAACAACTGGCGTCAGGGTTTGTGTACACCGAAAGCAAAACGACGGTACACACTTCGCCACACAAGTTCGACGCGCTCGACAATTTATTGCAAGAAAATCAACGCGCCAATACAATAGTTGTTTACAATTTCCAAGCGGAGTTGGAAGAACTTCAGCGCCGCTACCCGAGGGCCAGAACCATCGACGGGTCTATCGATGATTGGAATGACGGGAAGATAGAACTGCTGCTGATCCACCCCAAGTCAGCGGGGCACGGGTTGAACCTTCAGCACGGCGGCAGCAAGATCGTGTTCTTCTCGCTGCCGTGGTCGTTGGAGTTGTACGAGCAGACGGTGGGGCGACTGCACCGCAGCGGTCAGCGCCATGATGTCTGGTGTTACCGCATGACTACCAAGGGCACCGTGGACGAGAAGATCGCGCGGGCGTTGCAAGACAAGCGGTCGGTGTCAGACATTGCAATGGAGGCGTTGAAATGAAAGCGAAGTTGTTTGCCGCGAAAGCGGAACTGAGGATCAGGCAGCGGCAGTTGAACGCCGCTCAACGTGGTTATGAGAAAGTACTAAGGACAATTGATGGAATCACTAGAAAATTGGAGGGTGTTGAACCAACACCTAAACACGTTCGACGAGCCGACGGTGCTGGCGATGTTGGAGCACGAGATCAAGAACCGCCGCAGGGCGATGTTCTTGCAGAGACTTCACCAGAGGTACAACGCCCTGCGCGTGTCGCGGGAGAGGATTGAGTTGTTGGGTACGGCGAGGTCGGTATGAAGTGGAACGTGGGGACACCACCTACCTCTGGCTGGTATGCGGCGCGGTTTGCGCGGGACACTACACAAGGTTGGAACAACTCTTACCGATGGTGGGATGGCAGGCTGTGGTCATGGCCTGCCTTTCCTCATGAGTCAGCGGTCAAGGCTGGCCGGTGGGCGTCTAAGAAAGAAGTAAAGGGTTACAACAGCGAAATCATCTGGGGGACAAAATGAGTGACCTACGCAAAGCAGTGCAGACGGCGTTGGAGGCATGGGATCGGTCACGACAATGGCCGTTTCCTACCCGCCCAGACAAAGAGTTTGACGCCCTCCGCGCTGCCCTCGCGCAGCCTGAGCGCAAGCCGCTGACGGAAGATGACATTGAGTTGGCTTACCGAGAAATTTGGCGAGACTTGTCAGATGGCTTTAGCCACACTTCAGTTGAATGGATTGAGGCAGGTATTCGCTACGCTGAAAAAATGCATGGGATTGAGTGACTTTAGGAGAATTATCAATGAGCGATAAATACCACCGCACAATGCAGTCAGCTTTTGGCCCGTATACGTCAAACCACATTGACGAAGACCCAGACCCTGCTGAGTCGTGGACATTCTGGTTGGCCGTAGGGGTTACGATCTTGCTGGCCACCCTGATCGTGTGGTTGCTGATATGCTGATCTTTAGACGTTGTATGTTAGTGGCGATGCTGACCGAAGACGCGCCGCCAGAGAAGCACGAAAGCATTGTGCTGGGGGCGTTGGCCGCGATTGGCTACACCGTGCCCACGCCTATTCCTAAAGGCGACCTTGTGGCGCTGACCCTTTACATAAGGAACTATGCCCATGAGTACGGCAAACGAAGAACAGATTGACGGATCGCATTACAAAGATCGCACGATTCAACCGTGGGACTACATCGTTCAGAACGACATTCCGTATCTTGAAGGAAACGTCATCAAGTACGTTTCACGCTGGCGATCCAAGGGCGGCATGACCGACTTGTTGAAGGCGCAGCACTACCTCACAAAACTAATCGAGACAGAACATGAGCGAATTGGAAGCGTTGCGGCTGCTGGTGGAGCAGCAAAAGGCTGAGATTGACGCGCTGCGGGCTGACCTGAAAACCGTACTGAAAGCCTGGCGTGATCAAATGTCCTGAGTGCGGCAGGCACGCTAAGGTGCTGGATTCGCGGGTTCGTCTCGAATGGCGATACCGGCGTTTTGAGTGCCAGAATGGGCATCGATGGAACGCTCTGGAACGCAAACCAGAAACTGACCCTGCACCTCACACCGCCACAGACCATCTTCCTCAAGAGGACTAACGCAGCCTGCCAGCAGGAGCAGAATCAGCCGCACATCTTGAGCGCGGTGACGCGGACTTCTTCAACCCGGCGCTCCCAACCTTTGCCAAACGTGGGCCATGTTGACCGGCCTTTGAGAAACTCCAGCCGGATCGCGCTGTACTTGTCGATCAGCATTTGGGGGTTGGTCAACAGCACTAGCTTCAGCGTCTGCTCGCCGATTGCGCCATCGGCAACGGCTGCGACGGTGGTTTGTAGCCACTTGGCTGCGCGAGACACACCGCTGTTGACGGCAGCGTCAAACACGCAATAGTCCACGCCAGACGGCAGCTTGTCGCCCTTGACGCGATCCCAATACATCTCGCGGTACAGCGGTGCAACCTTGGCTGGCGTGAGTGCCTTCATGTTTTCTTCTGTAACTGTGCGGTCAATCCAATCTTCCCAGACGGCTTGCGTCACGCCGAGGTTGGTAGCGCCGCCTGGGTCGGACGGATGATTGACGAAACCGCCTTCGTGCTTGAGCAGCTCGGCCAGACTTTTCTCAAAGTTTGTGTTCACTTGTCATCCCGGCCCATTTTAATTCCAGCAATCGTGCCGACAAACGCCCCGACTATCATATTGAACGCTGGCTCCATGATTTTGAAGATGGCTTGGTTGTCTACTCGCTCATCAAAAAAAGCATACAGACAAACAAAGGCAGTTGATACCAACACCACCGCCAGCGAAATGCAGCAGACAACGGTGATCTGATCGCTGACTTTCATTTCTTGTCTTTCTCTTTGCTGCCGATACTTGAGCCAAACCAGAAATTAAGCATTGTTGCCACGACAGTCCCCAATATGAAACCAAGAATGGTGTCGGCGAACCGGACGTTCTGCTCTGGGATTACGCTGAACGTAATGAAGCCAATGTACACCGCCGCAGCAATGCTCCAGAACGAGGTCAAGTACATCGTGAACCGCTTGCTAAACACATCCGACTGCTGGAGCGCAGCGATCTGCATAGCCCGAGCGTCAGCGGTGTTGGCGTAGTCGGCCCTGATCTTTTCCAAATCAATCTGCGCCAGCTTCAACGCGGCGTCTGGGTCTGCCTTGACGGCCTGCGTCACCGCCTCGACGGTATCTTCTACTCCCAAACGTCGAGCAATAGCTGATACAGCAGCGCCCCCCAAGGGGCCAGCAACAGCAGTTGCAAGAGCGGGTGCAATGCTGCCAAGCAGTCGGAGCAGTTCATTCACTTGTCTGCTTTCCCGTCAATCCGGTCAAACAACTTGGTCAGCATCTCTTTGATTTCGCGGATGTCGTCCTTGTAGTCATCACGCACCACATACGTTCGCGGAAGTTCTTCGCGCAGCTTAGCAAGATCAGCTTTCAGTTCCTTGACCGCTGCCCACATTTCGCGGGCGAACCAACCCAACACGCTTGCTGATACCCCAAGGGCAAGGTTAATCAGGTCTTGTGAGTTCATTCAAGGATCAGCCTGTTGGTGGGTGCGGGAGCCATCTGATTCTTAATGGCAGCGCGTGTCTTCGGGCCTTGTGCGCCCGACCGTGTAGGCCGGGGGCCACGCATATTTTCTTCCATAGCATCGAGGGCGTCCAGCAGTTCATCGCGGGACTTTTCAGCACTACGTCTAGCTTGCGCCGTTTGCGCGCGCTGGGCGATGTCGTCAAATGCTTGGGCTTTTTCGCGCGCTTTCTGGGCGGCCCCCGCAGCCCACTCCCGATCCATGATCTTGCCCGCGATTTGGGCGTCAGACATACCTTTGAGTTCTGGCGCGGCAGTAGCAAAGTCAATCTTGGTCTTGTTCCACGCTACTTTTTCAGCGGCGGTGAGGTCAAAATTACGGCCCGCAGTAACTTTTTCTGCCGCCGTTTTGAGCGCCATGCCGAAGTCTGAGAACGTAGCTGGCGTCGCGCCTTTGATGCCTGCGCTGGCACTAACCAGCCGCCCCGTGATCGGATCGAGGTCAAACAGTTGCCCTGCGCCTGTAGGCGCGCGCGCTGCGGCCTCTGCCGCCGCCTGTTGAGCTTCGGCTTGCTGGCCTAGCGTGCGGGACATACCGGCAGCACGGCCACGTTCTTGCGCCAGCATATTCAGCGTGGATTCGGCGCTGGGCGCGGGCAAAGCATTACGCATTTCCGGCGCAACGGGCGTTACTCGCGGCGGGTATTGATTTGGCTGCGCCACAAAGTTAGGCTTGTACTGCGCGTCAAGAACTTCTACCGGCGCTTCGTAAGGGACGACGGCGCGGTTCTGCGGGATCGGTTGCATAGATGTAGCCAACTGATTGATTGGCAGGCGCGCATCACTCAGGTTCAAACCCGCTTGGTAGCCAGGTGAAGCCATGCGGTTAGCCGCATACGATTGGGCTAACTTACCTCCAGTAGCACCTAAAACAGAACCTAACGCGGCGCTGATGTAGTCTTGCCCTAGCGTGTAGCCAGCAAGACCACCCAACGTACCCGCCGCGCCAGTACGGCCAACCGACAAAGCCTTAGTCCACGGAGAAGCCGCTTTGTTGGTGAACGCGTCTGGAAAGTTACCCGCAATACGACCGAGCGAAGCAATGTCGCCGGTCAGAGCGTTATCCTTACCGGTGACGCGCGCTAATTTTTGAACATCAACCATGCCCGTATTGAAGTCCGTCGCGGCTTCGTAGGCATATGTCCTAGCCATTTTTTGCCGCGCGTCGCGGAACTGGCCCAACAGTTTCGGGTTAGAAATGTTGGACTCAATCATGGACTCCAGCGCGTTGGCTACGGCTAAATTGGTGTCCGCAACATCAATCGCAGGTAAGTCTGCGTTTTTGTTGTTGTAAATTTTGCGCGCGCGTTGGCGTAAAGTTCTTACGTTGTTGAGCAGTTGCGTGCCGTCCAGCCCGGTGCCTGCCTTAACCAACGCGTCGTCGATGATCGCGTTTATGCTTTTGGCGTAAGTCTTGGAACCAATCAAAGACTCATCTGGACGCAAACGCTCTAAGGCCGCGCGGGCGGCGTCATCAGCTACGATGACGGGCAAACGCCGAACTTCATCATACGGCGCGGCTAATTTGGCACGCGCCGCGTCAAAGGCAGCGCCGCCGTTGAGTTGGGTGGTCGGCGGTAAGTCCAATTCATTCAAAGCAACATCGCGGATTTTATTTTTGTTAGCCGCTGTAATTGCTTCTACGCCTTTTTCGCCTGCTACAGCAGACAGCATCCTTGGCCCTGCTGTTGGCTGGATGTCCACCGGGTTCAACGCAATGCCTAAACGCTGCGCTTCTGCCGCTGCGTCAAGTTGCGGGCCGCGAGCGTAGTCTTTTAGCGATGCCGCCTCGCGGCGCGCTTGAAGCATAGGCTCAAACGGCATCTTTGCCCCGACAACGGCGCGCTCTATAGCGGGCGCAACAGCCTGTTTAATCGCCCCCGGCAACGGTTTGGCTAACGGCGCGGCTACCGTCAGCGTGCCCATCATGTTTTCAACGTCGGGCGTAGGCACGCCCGTCGCGTTAGAAATCCATTTAGCACCTTTTTGGATGTTCTGCCCGATAAAATCTAGCAGTTGACGCCCAGACTCTTGCTGGTATTCCGGGGTATTTGACACCCCAAAAGCCTTACCAAACGGCTGCTCAACGGCGCTGACTACGCCGCGCGCAGCCGCCTGCGCCTGCTCTGGCGTGCGGCCTACGCGAGCGAGAGGGTAGGCCACTTGTTGTGCAATGGCCGGAAGCACACCACCAACAGTAACGTCAGCTAAAGACGCCGCCCCGCGCCCGAGCCGCGTAAAAAACCCTGGCGCGGGGGCCGCGTCCCATTGAACAGCAGAAAGATCAATCGCGGGCGCAGCGTCCCATTGAACTTTAGATGCGTCAATTGCCATATTCAATAGTTCCGTCGCTGTATTCAATAACCTTGCGCCCGTTTAGTGTACCCGTGCGGGCAACCGTTCGGGCACCAGGAATCCGCGCGGCGGTGCTTTCATTTGCGGCGCCGAATTTTTTAAGCGCAGGCCGGTCAAACAGCGATTTGCCGCCGTCACCTTCGTACCACGCATCTTCCGCGCCGTCGTAGGTCTTGTTGGACTTCCACCACTTGTCGTAGAAGTTGCGCTGCTCGACATCACGCTTGAGTTGCTCTTGAGCGACGGTGAGCATAAATTTATTGCCCCCAGCGGTGTTACCCAACTGCGCGCCGGTTTCCTTAATACGTTGCGCGTCAGATTCCGTTTGCGGGCCTTTCTGCTCAAGCTGCCTTTGCAGCACGGCTTGCGTAGCGTTGGCATTAAAAATTTGCGCGGTAGTGGCGTACTTTTCAGCGTCTTGAACGCCGAGCGCGCCCAGCACTTTAGCGGCAGCGGCCTGTGCCTCCGTGCCAAAGCCGGTGTTAAAGCCGTTCTCAAGAACTTTTAAGTTAGATTGAATAGCCGGTAGTGTTTTAATGGCGATACCCGCTTGATCTGAAACCGCGCCGTATTGCTTGACCAGCAACTCGCCGCGCTTTTCCTGTTCTGCTTTCGGCTGCGGCGGCAAATACACTCTTGCGCCTTCTGGTCGTCCGGCTTGTGCAATATCTCTTTTCTGCGCCACAACATTTTCCGGCAGCGGAACGTCTGCGTACGTGCCGACCGTCGTAGGCGCGCCGCCAAACGCTGGGCGCTCAATTACATCGGTCTGCCCGCCACGGTTGACTTGGAGGGTGCTAGGCTTCAGATCGCTTGCGCTTGCGCCAGATTGCGACAACACTTCGGCACGTTTTTCTGGGGTCATACGAAGCAATTCTTGAACGGTAGCTTCTGCTTCCTCCGCAGAGTACAGCTTTTCAATAACCGCGTCTTGGCCCCATGAGATTACATTTTCATCTGATGGGTTGCTTGAAAGGTTGCGCTTGAGTTTGTCAAGAAAATCATCCTGCTTCATGCGAAGATCAAGGTCTGCTTTTTTAGCCCCCGCTTGCTTCGTTCTGTAGTCCACCATTCCCTGCGGCCCGACGATCATGCCCAAACCCCGCTCAAAGTCTGGCGCGCTAGGGTCTTTGTTCGCCATGTACGACTGCAGCGCCCGACGCTGGTTCTCAGCGTCCATCGCTTGGTTGTACTGCAAATCAGCCAGCTTGTTGGCCCGCTCTTGCTGCACCAGCGCGTTGCCACGGTCAATGTAGGCGTTGTAGCCCTTCGTCATCGCGCCTTGAGTCAGGTTGGGGTCAATCACCCCGTAGTTAACTAATGCACTCATGAAAAGTAACCTTTTATTTTTGACCCAAGTTCATTAAAATCAGTATCTTCTATTGCACCAAACAATTCACCATAGTTTCCGTACTGGCTGGCCCCAATGTTGCCCCTAGCCAGATAAGCATTTGCTTGGTTCGCGCCGCCGGTCATGGCGATGTTGCCTGCGTTCGTACCATAATTCCCCGCAGCGCCAGCCAGTTGATTAGTGGCCGTCTGCCCCGCGCCTGTGATGCTTTGAAGCGGGTTCAGTTGGTTGGCGCGGTTGGTTTGGTAGCGGTTAAAAGCGTTCATGTACTCTTGCGAGCCCAAATCCTGCCCATACCGTTGCGCGGCCTTCAGCGCCCCGCCAGAGATCAAGCCGCCCCGCGCTGCTGCTTGGCGGTCTAGCGCCTTCATGCCTTCGCTCACCCGAAACGCATAGCCTGGGTCAGTCGTAAAGTCTTGCATTCCAAAGTCACGGGCGTATTTTCCGTAGTTGGCAACCGGCGCTTGATTACGAAGAAAATTGCCTTGAGGCGCGCCTTTTGACACCCAATGCTCGTAAGCTAGTTGGTCTGGGCTTTTGTCTGATGTAGGCCGCCCCGGAATAACCATGCCGTTAGGCAACCGGACACCGCCGGTTTGCTGGCTTACAAAAGTTTTGGCGTCGGGATTGGCGGCAAGATACGCGGCGGCGTTAAAATTGCCTTGTGATTGATCGTACCGTGGGCCTAGACCAAGCAACTCATTCAGACGATTTTGCGCGGCAAGACCAGATGCGCGAAACGGCGCTTGCAGTTCAAGCTGCTTGTCAAACATCTCCTTTTGGAGATCGGCTGCGTACCGTTCTGCATCCGCCGATGTTTGCGCGGCTTTTTTTACTGCTTTAGATTGCTTCTTTGCGCCTATTACGTTGCCTACCGCTTTAACTACGCCGCCCATGATGTACTCTCCAATCGAATCATATTACCGTCGCGCCCGACTTCCGTAAAACCAAAATGTTTTGCTAGGCGCAAAGACGGCAGATTGTCTTCGTAAATCTTAGCCACAAGGGTGCCGTGCTTGCGACCCATTGTACTAAGAAACTTCGTTACTTGACCACGGATGTTCCACCGCCCACGGCGCTCGGGAACTACAAACAAATCAAATTCATTGCCATCGGCGATGAACGCGCCGCCGTCAAACGGCGTGATGTCTAGATTTTCTTCGATCCACTCGCGCGTGCCATCTGCAACGTCGGTGTAATCGCAGATCACCTGCCAAACGTCATCATGTAACCTCACGCCCAGACACCCGAATGTTGATCGCGCTGGCCGTGCCAGCAAGGGTCGATATAAACGCAGACGGCGACAGCACTTGGCCGACAAGCTCAGGAAAAGTGTACACCTCAGACGGCTGCAACGTCCTGTTCTTTGTAATCAGGTTGGCGTCGCCTGCCGTACCCGCCGCCGTGACCAAGTTTACGCTAATCGTCGCGGCGCTGGCGCTGTAATTCGTTGCGGTGAACTTGTCAATGATCGTCGTCACGTTCGTTGCCGTGTACTGCCGTGTCTGCGCCGCCTCAGCGGTCTTGGCCGGAACCAAGACTTTTACTGTAACGGTCATGCGCTCACCTGAGCGGCAGCCACGAACAACTCATCCACCTGAGCGTCTGTCAAGCCAAGCATTGCTGCAAGAGCGTTGACCGTTGGGCTGGTGCGCTCCCAATCGGTGGCGTTCTCAAAGGCCAGTCGGGTGACATTGGTGCGCGGCAGGGCGTCGATGTAAACGTGGACGGTATCTAGCCAGCCACCAGCGGCGAGCGTGGCGAGTGCTTGGAAGCGCGTCACCGTTGCAGGGATGGGTGGCGGTGGGGAGACGTAGGGTTCAACAACTGCACCCTCTGGCAACGCGGACGCAATCATGGACATCCTGCTGATGCCGTCCTCGTCAAAAACTTGGGCAGCGGTGTTTGTTGCGTCGGTGTATTGATATGTTTTCACAGTTCTGCACTCCATCCAAGATAAGCATTTGAAGTGGCAGACCTCAGTTCCGCCCCTTGTCCAGCAGTTAACCCAGAAGCGACAGTTCCTACTGTCCTTACATTGTTTACATTGGACGCACTAATGGTTGGCACGGCGCTGCAAGTAATAGTTGATCCTCCAGCAGTTAAAACTGAATAATCTGTTGCAGTACCTGTTTGATCTAACACAGAAGGAGCTGCTCTCATGGTGACAGGAAATGGAGTCATTAGTGCGGAAGCAGTAGTAGTTGCAGCATAGCCTCCGGTACTAAATACGGCCGACGCAGCTGCTGGGCTTATTCTGTAATAGTATCTCTGACACAATTGCAGACTCAAACCGTATGGAATTTGCTCGAATGGACTTGAAATTGGGCCGACTTCAAGTTGCACCTGAGCAATACTGACGGTTTTGCTGGCTTGGCCGATGGAGCCTGAGCGGGTTGCAGAAGATGAACCTGAATCTAGCCAAATGTCTAATACTGTAAAACTTGTGTTTGCCGTTGTTCCAATAGTTTTGCCACTAATAGACGAAACAGTAAAAGTCTTGGTGTATTTTGTCCAAGTGGTTGTTAGTGCTTGCGACTGCCCTACTCCCGTAACCGTTGCGGATGGACTGCCACCAGTACCAAATGACTGCCAAACTTCAAACCCAATTGACGGAGTGCCGCTTGCTGCTTTGGCCCAAAATGAAACAGTTACTGTTTGCCCAGCGAGAATCCGGACATCTTCAATGGGTTGCCCAATTTTTACATAGTTTGCTGCACCAGCAACTGAAGTGACCGCAACCGTTGTAAAGTATTGCGCCCCGCCCGTGTCAAACAAAGTATCGCCAGATACAAACGATCCTTGAGTTGTGGAGAATGTGCTTCCAACGGAATCATTCTTCCACCGATCTGCAGGGCCATAGACGTTGGTAGTAACCGCAGTCGCCCCCCGCTGGAATATCCCCATATTCCCATTGATAATCTTATTCCGCAGCCCCGCCAACTGACCGCCATTGGCAGAGGCCATTTGCACGTTGCCGCTGAACGTACCAGTTGTGCCAGAAACTGCGCCGCTAAACGTGCCTGTAGTGCCAGAAACTGCGCCGGAGAACGCGCCTGACGCAGCAGTAAGAGCGCCGCTGAACGTGGCGGTTGTGCCAGAAACGGGGCCGTTAAAAACGCCGCTGTTGGTGGCATAAATGTTATCTACCGTCCAGATTAGCGCATCGTCAGCGTCGTACAACGCCAACTTGTATGGAGCGGCGGGACTTAGCCACACATTCGCTTCGCCGCGCGAGTCCAAGATGACCGGGTTGGTGTTAGCAATAGTACCGGCGTAGGTCGTGTACGTTGCCAAGGGCGTTGTGGTGCCCGCAGCGTATGAATACAGTTTCCCGCCAACCAGCGGCGTGCCGTCGCTGGCGAGGAACTGGGCTTTGGGTGCTGGCGTAAGTGCTGCGGTCATAAGAGCCTCAAGTTGCGTTCAAACCAACCCCAAGGGTTGTTGATGAGTCATTAACAAGCGAAACAATCAACTGTTTCAGTATCAGCACATCAGCCGCCAAAGCGTTGACCTTAGTGGCGATTGCGTCTGCTTGCGCTTGCGTGGTAAATCCGTAGGGGGCGACGTTTGTTGCCGCTGTGGTGACAAGGTTTGTAAACGTCGCGTTAGGAATTACGCGCGACGCCGTGGCGTAAGTCTTGGTGTACGCAGCCGCTTGTGCCACGGGGGTTGTACCAAAAAAACCTAACTGCAAAGTGGGCGTGGCGTCTTGGGTGACTTGAATAACCGTCCCCGAGTCTGCATTGAAATAAATGCTGCCGCTTGGCACTCCAAAACCAGATGCAATAGTGACATCCCCGCCCGTTCCGGTTACGGACGAACCAGCCAGCATCACAAAACTTCCTCCCGCCCCCGAAGACGCCGCTGCACCAGCGGTCAATTCAAAACTTCCACCGGAAGCAGTAGTAGAACCCAAACCAGCGGTCATGGTGAAATTGCCACCAGTACCCGTTGGGCCGCTTCCATTTCCAGAGTTAAAAGTTACTGACCCCCCAGAAACCGTCCCGTTAGCAGAGGTAAAACTTAGACTTCCCCCAGTTTGACCCGTACCTGTATTAAATGAAAAGCTGCCGCCTGTCCCCGTTCCTAACGCAGTACCGCCAGTAAATTGAAGACCGCCCCCCGCGCCGTTAGTTGCGCTGGCGTTCTTGCCCAAAAGCCGCAAGGTGCCCGCAACCGTTGCCCCCGTAGGCGCAAGCGTCTCAATGGTGGTAGTTGCCCCCGCAGGGCCAACGGTGAAGGTGTTTGTGCCTGTGTCGTAGGTAAAGTTGGCGCTTGCCCCAAACGCGCCCGCGTTGTTGTACTGAACTTGGGTAGTAGACCCGGCGGGGGCGGTTACCGGCGGCGAGGCAAACGTACCATCAGCCCGCAAGAAGTTGGCGGTGCCACCGCCGCTTGCGGGAGCCAAGCCAGCCGTTGACGAGGTAAACACCGCGTTGACTGCTGAAGTATCAACTGGCGGTGGCCCGACTTGCAAATCAGACAATGAAAAAGTGTTAGAGCCGTCGCCGGTCAACGTAAATATGTTAATGAAAAACCGATACCACTCGCGCGACATCAAGCCGGTTTTTTCATCAATGATCGGCACCCGCAGCGCGGGAATCTGAGTGATATTGTTAGGCATTGGTGCCGCTCACTTGAAGTTCAGCGCCCATGATAGCGATCTTCACCGGGTCGGTGCCAGATACTTCGTACACCCGATCACGCAGCTTAAGCGTCATGCCCAAGCGCCGCCAGAACACACGGTGGCTGAACTGACCTATCTGGCCCATGTCGGCCCAATGCTCGTTGCTCCAAGTGTGCCCGCCATCGTCCGACCACCGCAGCATAACGCGGGGTTTCATCATCTCTGTTGTGTCTATTGCGTCAAGATAGTCAAGCCCGACGCCAGACTCGCAATCAAGTTGCAATGCATGGTGCGCGGTGCGCTTGAGGTCGTTTTGCCCGGTGGGGATCGCCCGCCAAGACCGCAACCACTTCTGAATCTCACCGTTGTCGGCATAGACATCCAAATCAAGCGCGTAAATGTTGCCGTTCTCGTAGTCGCCGACAATGATTGTGCCGCCAAAGTTGCATTGGCAGTTTGACCGATGCCGGGTGAATTCACCAGCCTCAAACCCGGCACGCTCATGCCATGCAGAGGTTGCTACGTCAAACACCCATGTCGCTTCCGCAAAACTCAGCACATAAAAGGCGTGGCCTTCTTGCTGGTATGTGTAGGCCACAGCCGTTGAGATGTCGGCGTACTGGGCGATGGCGTATTCGATGGCGTGCGTGCTGACGCGCTGCGCGTTATAGCCAGCGGTGCGGTAGACAATCCCTTGGCCGCGAGCGTCGGTGCCCAACCAGAACAACGAGTTGTCCAACTTGGCAACAGAATAGGCTGCAACGCAACCGACTTCAGAAAACGCGCCTTGAATTCTGGTCAACGGAAAGTCGGCCAACCCTGCGTCGTACCAAACTTCAACCGAATCAGCCCCAAACAACCACGCTTCGCGGTTGTTGATGTTGACGGCCACCAGCCCGTCAGGCGATCCTTCCGCGCTGGCAAAATCCAGCGGATCAACGCTAGTGCCTTCAAGAAGTTCAGTAACCCAAATTCGCTGGCCGCTTGGCTCGTTAAAGACAAAGTAGCCATCCAAGTAGCCGACCGTCTTCGCGCCAGGGAAATCTATGTCGGTGATCTGCTGGAAGACGTTGGTAACTTCGTTGTAGATGTAGCTCGGGCCGTTACAGGCAAAGAAAATCTGCGTGCCGTTGTCTGCAATTGACACGGGGCCAGTACCGGACACATCGCCCAGCTTGACCGGCGTGCCGGTAGTGGAGGTCAGTTTGTAGACCTCTGTGCCCGAGACAACGTAGAAATCTGAGCCGTTAGTTTGGTGCGCCCACAATGCGCGAATTGGGCCTGTGCCAACAGTCTGAAGAAACGCCAGACCAGGCGCTCGATTAAGGAACGCAGGCTCTTTGCCGCCTTCTGGGATCACTTCTGGAAAAAGATTCACCATGCGGTTTGCCGCAGCGTTGACGCTGCGAGCCACATAACTTGAGCCCAGAATAGGCGTGTGCATTAGTATGATCCAGCATAGACGTTGAAACGCTGCCTGGTTGCCACGATTGCGTAAGGCATTGACATCACATCATCAGGGTTGTTGATGCGCTTGAGGTTACGCTTGCTGGTCATCGCAATACGCTGAACCGTCTGCGATGGCTCAACGCCAAACTCAGGTGCAATCTCGCAGGCCAAGTTGTACTTGAAACACCGCAAGTAACCCGGCGGCATATAAATCTGCGTTGCCAGCGTTGCGGGCGCAGCCAGTTGTTGCACCGAAATAAAGTGCCACTCCAAATCCCGTGTAGGCTTGGGATAGATGGTCATGGTGATGTCGGGGTGCGTCATGTTGACGAAAATCACCTGCGGGTAGGTGCTCGTCACCGTCTTGACAGCAATACCGTTGTACTGCTGTTGATTGATAAACTTGATGCCAAACGACACGTTGGTGCCTGGGTCGCGGTAATACGTCGCGTCGTCCAACAGCACAGGCCGCACGCCAACAAAGTCACCCGTGGGGCCAAGCGTTCTCTGAATCACACCAGACGGCCAAGTAAACACTTGGTCAAGGGTGTTGTAGATCATTAGACGCTCGGTAGACCAAGAGTCAATCATCTGGTTTAGCGCCGCAAGCGCATCCTGAGATGCGTCGGGGGAGGTAGTCTCGCCTTCTGCCAGAACACCCAAAAGCCGCAACGCGGCGTTGATCTGATCTCCAGCAGTCGTCATGACTACCCCTCCTTTTTACGCCGCGCCGTGGATGACTGAGAAATTGATCACCACCGCCTCAGACTGCGAGGTAGCGGTAAAGTTTCGCAGCGTGATGACTGCGGAGCCAGCCGACAGACTGCTGACGTATACAGTATACGTCGTGGTGTCTGCTACCGAGCCACCTGACACGCACAGAATCAACACGTCGTTGGTGCTGATAGTAGTGTTGGTCAGCGTGAACGACACGGCGGTGTTGCCAGCCAGAGCAGCAGCGTTCATCGTGATGCGGCCAGCCGACTTACTCAGCGTGACGCCGGTAGACTTGCTGGTTGCTTGCGTAACCGTGCCCTGTGCTGCGGCGGCGTAGCCGATTTCGCTGGTTGCGTAGACAGTTGTGCCAACCACAGATGCTGGAGTGACAGCGCCGATAGTGCCGCCATCAATGTCTTGGTCGCTAAACGCAACGCCAATTGATTTGGTATTACCCATATCTAATCCTTTGAAAAATGGGGGCCGAAGCCCCCATGAGGTTAGGCAGTCCTGTAAACCGAATACGCGCCGTCGCCGGTCTTGCGGAACCGGAACATTCCGCTAGAGGTGATTGGGAGAGCCACCGTAGCGTTGCCGCCATCAGTAAAGCCCGTACCAGAACCCATAGCCAATGCGCCCGTACCCGACGAAGTGCCGATGTTGACCACAAACAGATCAAACGTGCTGCCAACCTTTGCGGATGAAACAACAGCGTCAATCAGCGTAGCCGCTGGCAGCGTGTAGGTCTGAGCAGCAGTTGCGCCCGAGCCCACCACCAAGATGCCAGAGGTCACTTGAGCCGCCGACAGAGTAGCGGTTGCAGCCGCCGACAAAGGCGTATTTTCGTAACCGAGAAGAACTTCGCCCAGATTGCCGCTACCAACTTGGTAACCGCCTGCGCCATTTGGAAAAGCCATGATATTTGCTCCTTAGAAAAAGTTTAACCCCAGATGCGGCAGGCCATCTGTGGACGAATGGTGCTGTAGCCGTACAGAACGTCAATACGGCAAGGCATACGGTCGTTGTTGATGTCGTACTGACGAACAACGCGCAGGCTGATACCGTTATGGGTCGCACGCGCAGCCATGTCAACACCTTGCGGCAGCAAGAGGTCAGCGGTAGCGAACGTGATGGCGTCCTTGTGATAGACCAGATTTTGAGCGAACTGCGTAGAAGCAGCGCCCAAGAAGGTTACGGTCTTGCTGTTACCGGGCAGCGTGTTGACGGTCGCTAGAGCGTGCGTAGCCGAGTAGATCGGAGCCACGGTCACATCAGCAGCGCCACCAGAAGCGGTAACACTAGCCAGAGCAACGAACTGCGCCAGCGAGCCGGTGGTTTCACGGGTTTGCGGGTTGACAGCAAAGCAATCAGCCACCGTGAACACATCGCCAGCCAGAACGGTGTTCGTGCTGCCCAGACCCGTCAGGGAGATGGTCGTAGCGCCTTCAGCAGTCACAGCAGCCGAGGTGGTGCCGTTCGTGCGTGAGCCGGTGGTGTGCTGCTTGATCGACTGAGACATATTGACTTCATCGAAGCCCAGCACGCCGGTGCCCATCATGCCGTTGCGGAACTGCTTGCTGACCGTATCGGTTGGGTTGAACAAGCCCTTCATGCCCTCGACCAAGGCGGCGTTGGCCGCAGGGTTGACGGTAGCGTAACGTGGCGACATAACCGCTGCGTTCTCGTTAAGCTTCTGTTGCGCTTGCAGCAGAACCAGCGAGGTGCCGGGGGTCGTGCCCGGGGTGCCGACGCTGTTGCCGATGGTCTTGTAGGCGTTAGCCACATCAGCGTCGATGCTGGAGGCCAACTGGCTAATACGAGGCTTCAGCACGCGGTCTGCAAAGTCGTCAAGCTGCATCGTCAGTTCGGCGCTGGTGAAGTTCACGCCGATGTGCTTTTGGTTGCTCACAGACAGGGTGGTGAACTGCTCGTTGTCGTCCTGAACTTGCAGGGCAGCCCCGTCCGTTACCAGAGCGCGGTCTGGCAGGCGGATACGCAGGGTCGAGCCGATCTTGGCACCTTCAACAGCAAAGCTGTCGTCGTACTGACGGTTCACGTTACGGGTAAGAACAAGGTTGTTTTCGAGAATCTCAAGCGCCTTGCGCGTGATCATGTCGATGGTAAGAATCGAATTAGCCACAATAATTTCCTTATGAAGTTAGTAACGGTTACGCTCAAGTTTCTTCATCTGCCTAGCCCTGTCAGCAATGATCCACTCGCTTGCGCTCATGGTCTTTACTGATCGAGGATCGGTAGTGTCGTAACTAGGCGCACCAGAAGAACGTGCGGTAACCGGCGCAATCGGGGTTGGTGCGCTGGTCGTTTTCTTGACAACGGGATTATCAGCCAATTTGGCTTCAAGTTTCCCGATTTCTTTGGCCTGCAAGATAGGCTGCAACTTGGAAATACGATCTGCCTCTTTGGGGTTTGCCCCCAAGAAATAAGCCACATCAGGGCCAATTTCAGATGCTTGGATTGACTGAGCCATTACTTCAGTAATCCGAAGGTTGGGGTTGTACGCAACTTGCTCGAAGTCCTCGTACTTGTCCCGTGCTTCTTCTTCCCTGTCGCGGTAGCTCTCAAGAGTTTCTGACTGCTGTTTTTGCACCTCACGTTCACGGATAATCTGCTCGGCCTTTTGATAGGCCAACGCCTCGGCGTAAGCCTCTGGCGTGTCAGCGTTTTCCGGTAACGGGGTAGGTGCCTGCTTTGCAGCAAACTCTCGTCCCATCTTGCGGCGTTCTCTTGCGAGACGCTTGCCGAATTCAGCGTTCAGTTCTTCCTGCGTGAACAGTTTCTCTGAGGGCGCTTCATCAGCTACTTCCGGCGTTTGGTCTTCTGGCTCAGGCGCTGCCGTAGCCACCTGTTCCGGCGCGGGTACTTCCGCTACTACTTCTACTTCTTCAGTCATTGCTTGAATCCTAAGATTCCCTGGTCAACGGGCCAGTACGGTTAAAGGTTAATTGATGCTACTTTGTCTTGGAGCGCCTTGATGCGTGCATCCAACGCAGCGCGGTCAGCGTCCAACTTGGCCTGTGCGGCAAACACGGCAGCGTCCTTGGCATCCAAGGCGTCTTGCTGCGTTTGCACTTGCGTTTCCCGCAGGCTCAGCGCTTTGTCGCGGGCACTAAACGTAGCCGTTGTATCAGCCTCGCGGGCGTTCAGTTCAACCTCGCGGGTGTCTTGCACCTTTTTCTTTGCCACCGCTTCAGCGTTTTTGACCTTGGCATCAGCCAAAAGTGCAGCAGCTTCAGTCTTAGCAACTTCCAGCGCCGCCGCAGCGTCGGCCTTCAGCTTCACGGTGTCTGCCGCTGCTGACAACGCGCCTTGGCGGATAGCCAGTTCATCGCGCAGCGCAGCCATAGCCGCAAGGTCTTTAGGCATCTGCGTCGTAAAGTACGACAGATAATCGGTGCCTGGGGTGTCGTTGGTGATGTTCATGTGGCCCCCTTATGCGTAGTAACTGACGTTGAGTTTGGCGCTGGCCGTCTGCTCAATAAACCGAATCTTGGTCAGATCGCCATCGTACTGAAGCGTCACGCCAGCCGCCAACGGCATACCAACTGAGGCAGTCGGGGCAACATCATCGTCACGCCACCGGACTGCTTGAGTCTCAGCGGTGATGATGGCAATGCTGGGCTTGCACGACAAGCCGTTAAGGTCAGTCACCGGCACGGTGAGCGCAGTCGATGCGGTCAAAGAGGTGATCTGCTGGTAGCCTAGCCGCGTGGTGACAGCTTTGAGAGTAAGAGCCATTAAAATCTCCGTTCAGTAAACGATCTAATCTCGATCAAAGTCTGCACAAACCCCGGTGTCGGCGGCGCTCCCGAATTGGTTGCGGTCATGGCAACATTGATGCCATCAAGCGCAAACGCAATCGTAGCGATATGCCCCGATACTATAGCACCATCAAACGAAATGCCGTCAAGGATGACCGCTAGGGTGGCGGTAATTGCGTTGCCGTTAGTGGCCGTGGCAGCAAAAGCAATGCCATCTAAAGTGACCGCAAGAGTGGCGGTTAGACTCGCGTTGCCAGCTACTGCTTGCGCCGCAATAGGGCGGCTTGCAACAGGCCAAAAGCCTAACATTTAAACCTCAGGCCAATCGGCTCGCATATCGTAAGCAACCACATCTGCAATAGTCGTCATGGCGTCAATGGTGTCTCGGTGCATCCCTGACACGCCAGCAATCTGGGCCTCAAGCGTGGACAGTTGCTGGGCCTTCTCCAGCACCAGAGTCACCAACGCAGCCTCGGTGATCCCGCGATAGCCAGCCTCCAGCGTCAGCATCGGGCCACCGCCATTATTGGCCTCATCAAGTTTGATGGGCCAACTGGACATCTCAGCAGGTGAGGTGCCTGCGGTGATCTGGTCACGCATGGACGCTGCTGCCATCTCGACCACAGCGAAGCGGTTGGCTTGTGCTTCTGCAAGCGTTGCAAACTCAATGTCGGGGCCGTTGACGAACTGATTGTCTTGGTAGTTAATCATCACAACCACCACAGCATAATCTGGCCGTTACCACCGATGCCACCAGCACCACCGGTTGTGCCAGCACCACCGCCCCCGCCGCCGCAGCCAATGGCCCCGCGCCCACCCGCGCCACCGACGCCAGCAAAGTTACTGCCGCCGCCTGAGCCACCAAAGCCGCTCATGGTGCTATTGATGATCCAGCCGTTATTGCCAGCACCACCCAACACCACGCCGCCAGCCAATGTGTAGACATAAACACTTGTGTAGGTAACTGGGCCACCGGCTGCGTTCAAGGCTGCGGTGCAGCCGCCACCACCCGCCCCGCCGGTTGTTGTTGGAAGAAAGTTGGTGGTGACCGTAGCCCCTGCTGTTCCTGTATTGGCCCCGCCAGCACCACCTGCGGTTGGGCCAGCCAATACCAAACCAAGTGACGGCCAAAGTGTTGAACCAGCAGCCGCCGTAGCACCAGCCGCGCCGCCGCCTGCTGCACCTGCGCCGCCAGCACTTCCTTGGTTTGAAGTTATCAGCGCACCCGCGTTTATGGAAATGTCGCTGTTTATAAAAATTGCGGAGGCTTCAGCAGTGCCGCCGGAGCCTACTTTGTAGTAAAGAACGCCATTAAACACGCTGGCGGGGATTAGGGCTCGCCCAACGCCGCCCGAACCACCGCCACCGCCACCGCCCCCCGGAGCAGCGGATTGCCCAACACCGCCATTACCACCGGGGCCAATGATGGTTGCATAGACAAACTTGGCTGACTTGGGGATAGCCACCGAGCCAATACGGGCGCTACCTTGCGGCTGCAAGATGATGGGCTTTACCCCCGTCTGGGCAAATCCTTGGAAATCCATCAGTAATTTCCGCCCACGCCCGTTGCTTGCCAGCCAGCGGCCACCGTTGTACCAAGCGCAAAGTTAATTTTGTAACCCGCAGGGATAGCAAAGTTGATTGGTACAGACAATTCTTGAAGCGACGTATTTGCCGATGCTGTTGTCGCAGGAAGTGTGACTTCAGCAATCAGGAAATTGTTTGCTGCGGTGGCGTTAGTGCTGCCGTTATTGATCCAAAACCTTCCAACAGACGCTACGTTAGTTCCTAGTGGTTTGAGTTTGATAAACCCCACGAAACTGCCGCTTGCGCCTGCGGTAAAGCAAGTCCCTACAGTTCCCGTGCCGTCATAGACGTTATTGGCTGTTGTTTCGGTATCTGCCGAGATATTCGGCGTGGTGGTGTATTGCGGGTCAAGTGCCATCTCAAGTTACTCCAAAGTTGCCAGCGGCCAGCAGCCTCGCCGTGCCGCTGCGGGTGTTTTTCAAGGCCCGAGCCGAAGGCGTCAGGAAGACGTTGACGGTGGTGGTGAACGTCACCCGTGAGCCGGTGCTGCTGCCGCTGATCTCGCCGCGCGTGAGAGTTGTGCCGTTCCACGTTGCATCACACACCTCCCAATCGCCGGGGGTGGTTGACTCGATGGCGATGGTCACCACCGAGCCTGTCGTGACGCCAGACGCAAAGGTCTGGTAGCCAGCAACAGAACCGCTGGGCGTGACTGCACCGCTGCCGGGGTTGGCGGCGGTCTGCGATACGCGATCAGCTACGAAACTCAAGAGTTGCCCTCTGTAATCGTGGCAGAAGTGACAGTAATCGTGTCGCTGATGGCAATCGTTGTGTTGGTGATGTTGATGTTGCTGGCCGATACGCCGACCGTCAAACCCTCAATCACTATCGTCGTGCCGTCTGACTTGTAGATGCGAGCAATTGCCGCCGTGCCAGCAGCACTTGCAGTCCCTGCCGAGATAGCGTTCAGAGTCAACACACCGCCAGACGCAGCAGCAGCAAAAGCAGACGCGCTACAAATGCACTCAACCAGTTGCGAAGCGTAGGCGGCGGTGTAAATCCGCAGCTTGGCGCTGGTGCCAGCAAAAGTGGTGATCTGGTCAGCGCGGTTGTTCCGCAGCGTGGTGTTAAGTGTGATTGCCATGTTTTATGCCAAAAACCTAAGCTTGTAGAGCGTGCTGAGATACAGCGCAACAATCTCATCAATGATGTTCTGAATAGCGGTGTCTGACTTGTCGCAAACCTCGTACCGCATTTTTTCTATCTCATCAAGCTGGCCTTGCAGAAAATCTGTAATGTTCGCGGTTTTTTTATTCGCCGGAACAGCAATCTGCCCAATCAAGCCGTGTCTGCCGGAGTACGCCTCCGCAAACGAGTCTGCTAGGTCGATGATCTCATCGTAGAACGTGTTCAGCGCCATGTGCTTGCTGAACGAGCGGGTGTTGAGATGGGTGCTGTGCGCTACATTCCGGCCAAGGAACAGCAGGCCGACAAACTGACAGGCGTTCATTGCTGGAACCCTTCCATTGGCATTTCTTCCATAGGCATTTCTTGCTCCATACCTTCCATAGGCATCTCTTCTATCGGCATTTCCTGCCCAGGCATCTCAGAGATCAAGTCGCCTGATGTAATCATGCCCGCAATGGTGCCTTGCACAATATCTTGAATCTGCTCAAAAGTCATGCCAGCCTGCACGGCAGAGATGCGCTTGGTCTCGGCCTCGAACGCCTTGATCTTGGCTTCGTAGTCCTTGCGCTCTTGCTCTTGCACCTCGATGGACTTGCCGACGTTTTGCAGCATCTGGTGCATCTGCTCCATCTCCTGCCCCATCGCCTCCATCTGCTGCTGGGCAGCGGCAAGCGCAGGATTGTCATCGCCATCGTCCATCAGTTTCGGATCAATGGTCTTGGCAAAGCGTTTCGCCATCTCCTGCGCCCCAGGCCAATCCATGTTCTTGACGAACAGATCGCCAGCCACAGCCCACAATTCTGGGTTGGCTTGCAGCATCTGACCCATAGCCTCCAGCGACTCTTGGCGCTTGGTTGCGTAGCCGGGGCCGGTCACAGCCACCACATCGTACTTGCCAACGCTCAGATTGTAGATTTTCTCAATCACAATGCCTGATTGGTCAACGATCTTGTTGACCGGCTGCTGCTGGTCAGGGTTGACCTTGACCATCTTGGTGTCGCCGTCTTCACCAATGATCCGAGCCACGCGCTGCGTGTCGTAAATCTTGGGGATCAAGTCCACCAGTTGCCGAGCGACGTTTCGCACGCTGCGGGCCAAGTTGTCGCCGTAGTGATACGTCCCAACGTCGCCCTCGCGCTGGCGGGCCAGAATAGCCTTGCCAGAACGCTCGTTAGAACCCATGCCCAACGAGGCGTTGTACTGCCCCGTGGTTGATTTGATGTCCTCAGACGCGCCTGCCTTGGCCTGCAACAGTCCAGATGACGCCATAGGTGGTTGGGCGCGCTGTGGAAGCGGCAAAACAGCGCCCTGACCGTCAGTTACGTCTGGATTGACCTCCAAATACGGCCAGTTTTGCGTGTTGGCGGTCTTCCATTGAGTTTCGTACCCCTCAAACTGCCCGCCGTACCCAATAAACGGCGCTTTCGGGGCCAAAGCCAGCATTTCTGCCTCTTGGCTAACCCAATAGTTGTACATCCGCTGTGCGTCCTTGGCATTTCGCACCAATCCGCTCACATACAGACGTCCATCAACCTCGTATTCGTTGCCAACCACCCGAATGACCGGAATACACTTCCCGGCCCAGTCGTTTTGCTCCAAGACCTCGTAGCCGTTGATTTTGCAATACTTGACTTTCGGCCTGTCTGACTCGCGTGAGCGGATCGGCTTGCCAAAAAACGCCTGCAACTGCTTGTCTTCCGGCGTACCGGCAAACGCCGTCTGATTGCCGGGGTACAGATTCAGCGTAGCGCGGTCGTAGTCGATGTAGTAGTAGTCGGCAACGCGGATCGTGTCCTCGTTCAGCCAGTTGCTGATGGACTGATCGCCAACACCCAACGATTGCAGCGTCGTCACAGGCGCTGCGTTGGGGTACATCCGCTCGTACTCCTCGCGGGTCAAGTCTTGCGTAACAAAGCAATACTTGGCGTCCGCGCCCGTCGGGTCTTGGATCATTGGGTCCATGTACACCGAGAACGAGTTCCGCACCCGCCCGATCTTGATGTCCTGCTCAAACGTGTTGTCGTCGCAGTATTCGGTCAGCAGGCGTATGTAACCCTCGCCATACGCCACTTGGTTCTCGCACGCTGTGTCGTAGGCTACGTCGGCGTCCGAGATGTACTCAATGTGCCGGATCATGCCGTTGAAGATGTCGGCCACCTCAATGTCGGCGTTGTCGTCCACCGGAATGACCTTCGCCGCTGGCCTGTTCTGGCGCTGATCGTTGGTCACTTGCTTGACGTGCTGCGGCAGCTTGTTGATCGTTAGGCACGGGCGTGCGTTGATCGTCTGCCCCTGCACCGCACCACGGGTCGCCAGCACATCAGCGGGCCATTGCCAATGATTGTCAGGCGAGCCTGCGTAGAACTTCAGGTCGTCAATCTCATCCTCGCGGGACTCAGACAGCGCCGACATAGCCATGTCCAACCGACTGCGAGCCGTTGACAGTAGGTCTTCGTTCCCGCTGGCTACAGCTTTCGCTGCTGTGATCCCGTTATCGTTCATTTTTTCTTAGCCGTCTTGGCCGAGTCTTTGAAGTCCTTGGCGCTAGGCGCTGCCTTGCTGCCGGGCTTGTTCATCTTCTCGCCAGAGCCAGCCTTAATGCGTTCTTGCTTGGCGTTGATGTTTGCGTAGAGTCCAGGCTTCTTATGCATGATTAGCACTTCCATCGTTTGAGCGCCGCCTTGGCGCGTTCGCCGTCTTTGGCATTAGCCGCAACGGCACCCATACGGGCACAAAATGACGCCTTGCGGCCCTCATCCGCCTTGGTCTTGGGGTTGGGCGCGGGCGCTTTCAAGTTACTGCCGGTGGCTGCGTTGTACTTCTCGCGCCCTTTTTCCGTCAGCCCTGCACCCTTGCTCACAGGCAACTTCTCGCCACGCCCTACAGACAGAGAAACACTTTTTTTCATGATCCCATCCAAGATGTACTTACGCCGCTGCCCTGCGCGTTAACCCGCCGCGTAGGCTCCTTGTACTCACGGTGCGCGACAGGAAATGCAAACGTCACAGCCAGCGCGTCCGCTGCGTCGGGCGAGGCAAGGCCTCTCGATTTCATTTCTTTCTTGCTCTCTAGAAAGATTGTACCTCGCGAGTCCGGTTTCATCATAGGCGAAATCAGATCGGTTTTCAAGAACTTGTCCTTGGGTATGCTGGCCGACTTCAGCCATTCACGCATTTCACCCCACATCTGCGCCCTCATATTGCCGTACATGATCGGGTTTTTCGCCTTGTTGCCGAAGTTGACGCCTTTGATCTTGTACCGCTGCTCTTTTAGCCTGTCCACGATGCCCGCACCTAGCCCGCCTTCGTCGATGACCACCAGCGCAGGCTTGTACTCATCGATTACGTCGATCACATGACCAACCACCGTCATTGTGTCGTCGCCCTTGTACCGCTTGATCGTCACGATGTCCCTGCCCTGCCGGATAGCGATCACCGTCGAGTCAGCGCCGAACCGCGCCGGGTCTACTCCGACGATGATGGGCGCGCTCAGGTCTTTGTACTTCTCTCGCGCCATCGCCTCGTCCACCAGACTGCTGCCAATGAACTGGTCGTCGCTGGCGTTAGGGAACGACCCGTACACCTCAACGTGCGCTTGGTACGAGTCCGACCCGTACTCCGCGATGATCTGCTCGTAGACCTGTTTGTCCGTACCCTCGACCGTGCGCGCGTCTACTTGCTTGCCGTGCCAGAACTCCCGTTTGCTGTTAAAGGCTTCGTAGAAGTACCCCGTGTTGCGGCGCGGGTTGCTAAACGCCAACCAAAACCTGTTGGGCGTGTTCTCTGTGAAGAAGCCACCCGTCACAGCCCAGATCGACTCCTCGATGCCGCTGGCCTCGTCGAAGATCACCATCACGCCGTCGTAGTTGTGGACGCCTGCGTAGGCGTCAGGATTCTCTGCCGACCAGAGCCGACCCTCGACGCCCCAGTACCGCGTGCCTTTCTTTAGGTCACGCTCGACCAGTTCAGTTAGCCACTTGGCTGGCATCAGTCTGGTGGCGCTCACCTCGAACCAATGGCTGTTGAGTGACATCGCCAGCCACTTGGTGATCTCGGCCCAGGTGACACTTCTTAGCTGTGACTCGGAATTCGCTGAGATGATGGTTGTTGAGCCGATCCGCGTGGACAGCATCCAGATCGTCAGCCAACTGACTAGCGCCGACTTGCCAATACCGCGCCCTGACGCTACCGCTAGTCTTAAGGTGTCGAAGTCAACCTTGCCGCTGTTCTGCCGGATGTGCTCCTTGAGCGCCGACAGCACCTCGCGCTGCCATTTGCGCGGGCCGGTGAAGTGTTCTAGTGGTGTGCCAGCTTTTCCCCACGGGAATACCAGCATTACAAACGCCAGCGGGTCATTCTTTATAGCTGGCGTCCACAGCCTCGCCATTAACGCCTGTTCGTCCGTCGCTGAATATATCGTCGTCTGCAATTATTTCTCCCATGTTGATTACGCGTTGCTCTGCTTCTTGAAGCGCGGCGGTAATCGAAATAACCTGATTGACTTCGATCTGTTGCTTGGCGACCCACCCGTGCTGATGCTTCAGTATCTCCAGAGCCATCTTAGCGTCGCCTGACATCGCTGCGGTGTGCAGCACATCCGACAGTTCTCGCTCGGCGTCGGCGCGGCCTTTCTGCGCGGCCAGGTTGACCAACGGGTCTAGCTGGGCGATTTGGTTGAACTCTTGTGGCAGCAGTCCAGCAGATAGCGCCAGCGAGTCGCCTTTGAGGCCGCGCTTTGCAGCAGCGTATATGCGCTCTAACCGCGCCTCGGTGGCTTGTACGCGCCGGGGTTCGTAAGGAAGACTTTGAAAGCTCATGTGGCTTTTTCGTACGCTGAAGTTGCTTCTTCTAGCGTCTTAAAGACGCCCACATACGTTTGTTTTCCGTTGATTCTTAATTGAACACGCCAGCGGCTGCAAAGTTTGTCCCATGACACCCCCCTAATTCCGCTAGAACTACTTACCCGAGGCCCTACGTTTAGCGCGTTTTCGCTTCGCGTTGCGTCTCTCAAATTTACTATCCGGTTGTCTTGCCGGTTGCGATTTATATGATCAATTTCTCTGGCAGGCCAATTTCCATATGTGTACAGCCAAGCAAGTCTGTGCGCTTGAAAACGCTGCCCATTAAAGCCTATTGTTACATACCCATCTTTTCGCAAGCGCCCTGCTTGCGAGCCAACTTTTACCCGGTTGCTTGTAGGCCGCTTCCAGGTAAACACGCCGGTTTCTGGGTCGTAATGCAAGTGTGTTTTGAGATGTTCCATTTGCATATCATACATCAAAAGGAAACATGGCTGCAACTATACCAAAAAAATAAAAATTGTCTGCGTGCGCTCCGTAGCCGCTGGCCCTTTGCGTCGGCCCTACCCCTCCCCCTCGCCGCTGTGGGTCATGTGGGTAGCACCCACGGCAGTCGGCAGGCGGCGCGCAGCAAGCTGCCAGGCGGCATGACGTAACAAGACGCTACACGCAAGGTTGTGGGCACTTTGGGTAGCACCCACGCAAGTCGGTATTTGGTTCTGGCTGTCTGGCGTGAGCGCGGCCGGATTTGTGGGTGCTTTGTGTGGGTGCCACTCTGAAGGGGGTGAATGCCGGAAACCCTATATCTGACAACGATTTAGAGTGTGGGTCATGTGGGTAGCAGTTTTTCAAGTCGGTGGATCCCGCCAGCGCTCCACATGACGCTCCGTTCCACTATATGAAATATAACTTTCTATTTCAGAAAATACAAACTGCTACCCAAACTACCCACACGGGGCGTAGACAGCCAATTCGCCCCACCCAAACCTCGCCCACCGCGACACCCACCGACACCCATCATCTTCGGGTTTGTCCTAAATTGCATTTTGTAAAGCATTGCTTTATGCTTGAGTCTCTCCGCAACCAAAACCCACAAAATCATGAACACCTACATTCTCTTCGGTCGCCACGGCGACTTCATCGCCACCGCGCCGACCCTGGTTCGCGCAGTGCAGGCTGCAATCCTCGCCCGTGGCGGCGTTGCGCGCGACTGGACGGCGCACGACCTTTCCACCTATCCGGCGCACCTCCGCGCTCGACTGCTGCGTGAGGTGGCGGCATGAGCGGCTTCGAGCTGGCTCCGTTTCTCGTTCCGGTGGCGCTCGTCGCCGTCGGTCTAATCGTTCTCATCCTGAAAGGCAAAAAATGAAAGCCACCGGTCTTTTTTACTTCGCCAACGAACCTCAGTTTGCGGGCGCCGAATCCCGCGCATGGATTGCGCACTATTTGCGCTCATGCCGCAATTCGCGCGGCAACACGGGTTGCAAACGCTATGACGTCCGCCGCGACGGGTTCGGACGCTATAGCGTCCAGTTGCGCTATCAAGGTTCTCCTGTCGCAATCATCATTACACATTGAAAGGACCCCACCATGTACCAAACCCTAAACTTCGGCGGTTTCTGCGACGCCTTTCGCGCTCAGGGCCGTGAGGATCAGTTCAGCTATGAAGCCAAGCGCATGCTTTTCGACCACCTCGAAGAAGTCGACCCCGACCATGAGCTAGATGTGATCGCGCTCTGTTGCGCCTATGCAGAGGACGAAGAAGACGACGTGCGCCGCAACTATTCCATCGATGGCGACGTCCTCGACTGGCTGCAAGAAAACACCATCGTGCTCGGCGTCACGCACGCCGGGGCGGTCGTTTACTGTTCGGAGTTCTGACCATGAACCTATACCTCGAAGGGTACGCCGACGCGATAAGTGGTTACGGGTACGACATGAACCACGCCACCAGCCGCGAATACAACAGAGGTTGGGATGACGCCGTGAGGGCCGCAACATGAACAAAGCACTAAACGAAACGCAAATCGAGCGAAAAGTTCAATCTGTTATCGACCGGCTCGACCGACATTTTCTCGGCAACCAAATCAGCCAAGAACAATACGACCGCGACATGGAAAGTCTAGACCGGTGGGCATTTCAGGAACTGCAAGCATGGAAAGCGCAGAACGAACCCGCGCCTTACCGCGGAAAGGAGACAACATGATCAAAACACGCTACACCGAACAAACTGGCGTGCTAATCGGCGTCACCAACGCCTACAACGTCACGCTCAAGAAAAACGTGCACGCATGGGGGCATTTCGACTGCAACGAAGCGATGCCCGTGCACGTTGGGCCATGGTACAAAACGAAAGAGGAAGCTC